ATGAAAACATACGAAATAAATGGTAAAAGAGTTACCTTTCCAGAAAGTTGGACAGAAGAACAATGCCAAGCATGGATTAAAAAGGCAACTGGAGATCTAGTGCTTCGCAGAAATTTAAGAATGATTAAAAAGGATGGGAGTACACAGTTATTAAACGCCCATAGAATGCATGGAAAACGGCACTAAGATAGGAATATTAGGAGAAAGTATGAAAACTTTAACACACAGTCAGATGCTAAGAAATAATTTAGAAAAACAAGAGAAGCAAGTTAAAGACTTAATTGTAAATCTTGAGTCTCAATTATCTGAAGCATACGAATTACTACATAAAGTAGAAGGTGGTATTGAAGTTATTGATGAGCTAAACAAGAAGTGATTCATATAGTCGATGACTTCTATCCAAATCCAGACGAAGTAAGAGCAAAAGCTCTTGCTTTGCCACGTTTATCAGGAACAGGAAAGAAAGAAGTCAGACACCCAGGCTCACGAACTGATGGTACTTTTAGTGATGAGAATAGAATCTATTTAAGAAATAGATTTAGTAAAATACTAAATAAAAATGTAGTAGCTTTTATTAAAGGCAACAGGGGAACAAATTTTAACTATTCAGAAAATACAGATGAATTTAACTGGGTACATTTCGACTGGACAGTCGATAGATATGGAACAGAGTACAATGTATGGGCTTCGGTTTTATATCTAACTCCTGATGCACCACTAAACGCAGGAACTGCTCTTTTTAGACATATTGAATCAAAAGATCTTAGAATAAAAGGAGTATGGGACAAAGGAGATCCATGGAAAGGTGATTGGTTTGGTACAACAGGACAAAAGTATGAGCCTCATACACTAATAGGAAATATATACAATCGTTGTATATTATATAGAGGTGATTACTACCATACAGCAATTAATGCAGGTTTTCCAAAAGGAAGGCTTACACAAGTAACATTTTTTCAGGCAGAAAAATAATGTATAAGTTTAACGAAGACAAAGTTTTAGAAGAACTCACAAAGTACATTGATGGAACATACGATCAACACTATAGTATGAATAAAATCCAGTCTACTGAGTTCATATTTGATGCGAATCATGGCGATGGATTCTGCATTGGAAATATAATTAAGTATGCACAGCGATATGGCAAAAAGAATGGCTATAATCGAGCAGACTTACTTAAAATCGCACACTATACGATAATATTATTAGGGGCAAAAATTGAGAATAAAGAGTAAAAAGACAGAAAAACTGACAAAAGCAAACATAGCAAAAGTCATTGGGTTTTTAGAAGGCGAAAATCCAATAACAAAAAAAGAAGCATGTGGTATATTAAATATAGCATATAATACCACAAGATTAGACAAAATTATACTTGACTACAAAGAAGATGAAGCCCACAGAGCTATGATGAGGTCAAGAAATAGAGGCAAAGGTGCAACAGAGTGGGAAATACAGCAAGCCGTCTCAAAATACATGCAAGGATTTAGTATCCAACAAATTGCAAACAGTTTATACAGAAGTAACGCTTTCATCAAGTCATTGATCGAAAGAGTTGGAGTTCCTCAAAAACAGTCAGATGGAACTTACTATCTGCCAGATGAATGTATGGCAGAAGAATTTAATGCGGGAGAGAAAGTCTGGAGTGCAAAGTATAACGCTCCAGCAATAGTAGAAAAAGAAATCACCAATATGGATTATGTGGAAAAATATGGTAGCAAGTGTTATCATATCTATGTGCTAGAAAAAGGTGATATGGAAAAAACATTCTTTCCAACAGCAACTGACATTGGATTTCATGCAGCACAGCTCGCATATGATCTAGGCAGTTTAAGGCATTTAGAAAAATATGGAGTTAACATATAGTATACTAGCATTTTATCTTGCTAGTTGGATTATGTTATTTGCAAGAACATGGATTCCTGCTATGAAAATTATTGGTATATTTGATCCAAAGAATCCTGTGTATTATCACAGGCTTTCTGCGTGGTTAGTATATGCAAGTTTAATATTTTTAGCAGTTCCATTTCTCATGCAAGTAATTTTTAGTGATAGACAACAAAATAAATTTGTCTGGAATTTTATAGGAGGAGTAAGCCCATGTACGCTGGAACACTTTGGTACCAAGCCCAAGTAAAACATTGGGAAAGCAAAATAGCAGAAGCTAAAGCAGTGCTCAAAACTTACTATGAAAATAGCGTAGGTATTGGTGAGCATAGCAAATTATTAGAAGAATTTGTAGTATGGCAACAGCAGTTGACTGAAGCCGAGGATAATCTTAAATCTTTACAGGAGAATTGGGGATGACACACAGTGCATTACAGTGCGCAATGAAGTTAAAAGTTTTATTAGATAAACTAGAAAAAATAGAAAGTGAAGCACCACAAAAACACGAAATTGATGACGCTAAACAATTAGCAAGAGAGATAGCAAATGAATCCGAGTTTATTTCTTCACTCAAATAATAAGTTTATCGGAGTCGTAAGAAATCCTTACGAAAGAATTATTGCAGCTTATGTAGATGGTTTGTATTGGATCGGACTTAGTGCTTGGATTGATGAAATTAAGCCACTTAGTCAAGTAGAAACCTACAAAGGTGCAGATTATATTATTACGCTTGAAAATTGGGAACAGGATTTGCACCATCAAAAAATAGTGGTAAACGACCCAAGTCCTTTACCAACAACACGCAGAGTAAGTAACTATCAAAGATGGTACAGTAAAGAATTATTAAAGCAAGTAAACCCGATAGTCCAGCCTGACTTAGACAGATGGGGCTATAGCTTTTAAAAAATAGTTCTTGACAAAATGCTTATGGCGTATTATAATATATTTATAAATGAGTGATAGATTTTACAGCCAGATGATTGACGCAACAGGTTGGGCACCTGGCTTCCGTAATCAGTTCACAAAACCAACACATATTACTAGGAGAAGAAGAGTGGCTTGGACAGAAGAAAGTAAAGCACAGGCGATTGAGATGTATTCCAGTGAGGAACCAACTCCTGAAAATTCTATGGAAATAGTTAAGTATATTGCAGAAGAGTTAGGCGAGAGCCCAAACGGCGTTCGCATGATCTTAACTAAAGCTGGTGTCTATGTAAAGAAAACACCTGCTGCTAGAAGTTCATCAGGCAGTAGCGCTGGTTCAACTGGCGGTGGTAGAGTTAATGTTGCGGCAGCACAGGAAGAATTGACAAGTGCAATTAAAGATGCAGGTCAAGAACCCGATGACGCAATTATCTCAAAACTAACAGGTAAGGCAGCTCAATATTTTGCTTCGTTGATTAACGCAATCAACGAGTAGGTTAACCCCCTGACCACGGCACGGAGCAATCTGTGTCGTGGATTTTTATTGACTAGAATTTTAACCATGTAATGCGGTACCATAGATGGGAAGGTAAAAGAGTTTAACAACCCACAAGGAAACGCATGAAAAAAGAAGAATTTGTTAAAAATTTAGAAAAAGCTGGGGATGCTGTTGTAACTTACCGAAGTCAAAATAGTCGCAGACTAAAATACAATGTCTGCACAATGGACTTTGATAATAAATACATACAGTCAAAAAGAAACCGAGCAAAACCAAATCAACATCAGGTACTGTTGTTTTGTTGGGATACTGACAGTTATAGACTGTTAGCACCAGAAAATGTAACATCCATCGTACCTCTTGGAGCAATTCTAAAAAATGATAGACCTAGATAATGCTCCACAAGTATACGAGAAGATAATACATTACAACGAAGAAAAACATGAACAGATTCGCTTAACTGTGAATGAGTTTTATGGTACAGAGTATCTGCATATCAGAAAATACTACCAAGACTTTGACGAAGAATGGAAGCCATCTAAGGATGGTATTGCTATGCAATTAGACATGGATAATACTAGAAATCTATTTGATGCACTTGTAGAAATACTTTCCATATCTGAAGTGAAAGATGTCTTGGAAACACACTTCAAGGATAAACTTGATAGTATCTATCTCCCATAAGTTTAAGTTCTTTCATGTGCCAAAGTGCGCAGGAACTGCTATGCGTCAAATATTATTCCCCATTTCTACAACTGAAAAATATTGGATCAAGTCTAAGTCCTACGCAGGAAAAAGACAAGGCATAGCAGAAGGTAGAGGATATTGGAATAGCGATCACGCCCAGCACAGCGGCGCCGACAAAGCGGTACAGATATTTCCTGAGTTTTACTCGTGGGCATTTGTGCGCAATCCTTTTGATAGAGTAGTCTCCTCGTGGCTAAAGCGACAAAAAGACGGACAGGGCGATACAGATGGTAGCTTTGAAAATTGGGTTGATAGTGGATGCGCTGGACCTGCTACTTATAATCAAATGGTAGATATACTTTGTGATAGTAGTGGAAATATTCTTTGTGATTTTGTCGGCAGATATGAGAATCTAAATGAAGACTGGAAAAAAGTAGCAGATCATTTAGGCTTCGATGATGAACTCCCCCATTTAAATCAATCTTACCCCCACCAGTACCAAGACTACTATAAATCTGACGAAACAAGAAGGAAAGTAGTGGATAAATTCTATGATGACTTTCAAGTTTTTCAGTATGATACCCAAAAATAGTTCTTGACATCTCCCCCAAATTCGAGTATAATATACTCATGTTAGAAAATTACCTACGCAGATGCCGAATTGCGTATTACAATGGCAAACCAATCATACCTGATGATGTCTATGACAGACTGACTGAAGGCACGATTTTTGACCAAGAAGTTGGTGATGGCACAAATGCTCGAATACAGCACGCCTATCCAATGTATTCGCTACAGAAGTGTTTCGTAGGTGAGCAACTTATATCGTATGATAGTGTAACAGTAAATACTCCCAAGCTAGATGGTGCGGCAGTATCTATTCTCTATCTACGAGGTGAATTTCAACGAGCCTTAACTCGAGGTGATGGTAAGCGTGGTATCGACATATCGGACAAAATGCGTTTCCTTGTTCCAACTTCGTTACCATATTTCATTGACGAAGACAGGCTAGTTCAAATCACAGGAGAAGTAGTTGCTCCTAAAGAAATTCCAAATGCAAGAAACTATGCGGCGGGTGCACTCAATCTAAAAGACTTAGATGAGTTTCAAAATCGTGACCTCACATTTATTGCATACGGAGTCCAACCATACTTTACGGAAAGTTGGACACATGACTTAGAGATCCTCGATAAGTGTGGATTTCAGCATGTCATGTTGAGTGAATACAATATGTTTCCTCACGATGGCAGAGTTGTAAGAGTAGACGCCTATGATGAATTTGATAAACTTGGCTACACACAACACCATCCAAGAGGAGCATATGCGCTTAAAGATAGATCAGAAGGAACTATTACTAAACTACTAGATGTCGTATGGCAAGTCGGTAAGTCTGGTGTAGTTAGTCCTGTTGCTATCTTAGAGCCTTGTGTAATCGGTGGAGCGACAGTACAAAGAGCAACATTACATAACATGGGTTTCATTGACGAACTCGAACTTGAAATCGGGTGTGATGTTGAAGTTATAAGAAGTGGAGAAATTATCCCAAGAATAGTTAGGAGAGTAAATGGATCTTGACAAACTAAAAGAAAAATTAACACAAGGAATTTGCCTTATTCAATTTGAGAGTGCAAATTCTGGTACTATTTATAAAAGAGAGTATACACTCTGTGAAAGACTAATGGATGTTCCAAATCATATTAAAAACTATCAAGGAGATAATATTCTGTGCTATGATCTAGAGTTTAGAAAGTGGGAAGACATTAAACCAAATTCTATTCTAAACTGGAAGTTTTATGGAAAAGAAACTTAAAGCAAAGATCGTAGACAGAATGGATATTCTTGAGCAGATGATGGCTAGGAATATGCACATATCAGATCCAAATACAGTTGAAATGATGATTGACAGACTTAGCTATTGCTGGGCAATTCTCAGTGAAGAAGATAGAGATTACATTCAAGGATGTCGATACGCTTTGGAGGAAAAAATTGAGTGGAGTTTATAATCAAACCTACTTTGATAACCATCCCGAAGAAAAAATTCGGGAAGGAGTACTCTATGGCGTTATCCTTGTCAACCAAAAGACATGGGAACGTGAATGTATTAAAGTTGGCATCGCTTCAGGTAAAGATTGGAGACATGTCATCAAAAGAAGTCGTGGTTTCAAAGGCTACGACCTAAGAATACAGAGAACATGGTCTGGCACTATTTATGAGTGCTGGCAACATGAACAGGCACTACATGCAGAGTTTGCATGTGATAGATTTAAACCAACTCACAAATTTGGAGGACATACAGAATGTTTCGAAATTACGAGCAGTATTTTAAACAAATTTCCAAAGAAAAACTCTTAGAGATAGAGAATTTTCTAACACAAGAAGAAAGTGAGTATCTTGTTAAAGTTATTTTAGATAAAGAACAGGAAGTTTTAAATATACCTAACCCATTAAAAAGTGCATATACTGGTCTAACTAGACAATATTCAGTTTTTAATTGGTTAAACACAAAAGAATTTAAAGTAATAGACTGGGAGCATAAGTTTACTAGACTTATTCCAGATCTATTATGTATTCAATGCTGGGCAAATGTTCTAAGAAAAAATGAATCTTTAGGATGGCACAGACACTCTCTCATCGAGAGTTTTCTTGTGGGAAATATATTCCTAGCGGGTGCACAGAACACAACAGAATATGAAGTAGGTTTAATTGAAAATAAAGTGGGAACTCTAGTATTAACTACATCAAAGATGAATCATGCAGTTCCTGTAAATAAGTACGAACAACCAAGAATATCACTAGCATTTGATATTCATAATGAAGAATTTTATGATCCAAATAGATGGGTAATTTATGAGAAAAGAAGAACTGATAGCGTTAATTAAGGCATTACCTACAGAAGATACAAAAGGAGAAATAGTTGGAATATTTTACAACAGACATGGTGAGGTTTATACCACCGATAGTATCCGTATTGATATGGATGGGGGTAGAATTATACTGGCTCAACAGGGATCAGGTTATCACGAACTTAATAAAAAGAATTGGAAACAGGAATTAAAGTTTTATGAAATACAGGGGCATTAGTTCAGGCTTTCATGATGCCGCAGTTGCTTTTGTAAGTAACAATCAAATTACATTCGCTAGTCATAGTGAGAGATTCTCTCGCATCAAAAATGACAAGCATTTAGATCCAAAATTAGCACAATGTCATAGCTTTGAAAAAACAGTTTTCTACGAAGATGTGGCACTTAAAAATCAAAGACGAGAGAAATTCAACATGGCTCCTGTAAAGGTTCCAGAATATCCTTTCGTCAAACATCACCAAAGTCATATGGCAGCAGGCTATTTTACCTGCCCATTCGATACTAAGGATGCAGTATGCGTTGTAATAGACGCTATTGGTGAATGGGATACTGTCACCATCTGGAAAGATGGAGTGAAAGTCTACAGTAGGCAGTATCCTTATTCGCTTGGACTATTCTATAGTGCAATTACTAAAAGAATAGGATTGAAGCCAAATGAAGATGAGTACATAACAATGGGTATGGCAGCATTTGGAGAGCCAGTATTAGATCTAAAGTGGGTATGGTACCCACATTATAACTGGCACAAAGGATTTAAGGTTGAAGATTTCAAAGGCGTTCATCCATATGATATCGCCGCATCTGCACAAGCTGAGTTAGAAAATGAACTTATGAGGATTATGCAGATTGCAAAACAGTATGGAAAAGACTTAATTTATGGGGGCGGGGTCGCTCTCAACTGCGTGGCAAACGCTAAAATAAGAAACATGTTTAGGAATATGTGGATATTTCCTAATCCTGGCGATGCTGGCAGTAGTCTTGGTGCAATATTATGCGAAACAAGACAACATATAGATTTTAAAGACTGCTTTCTTGGATATTTAATTGATAATAGATTAAATCCTAGAGAAGTAGTTGATCATTTATTAAAACATAAAGTAGTAGGAGTTGCAAATGGAAGAGCTGAATTTGGTCCTCGTGCTTTGGGTAATCGCAGTTTGCTTGCTGATCCAAGGTATAGCGTTAAAGGAACTGTTAATAGGATAAAGAGAAGGCAACAGTTTAGACCTTTTGCACCTGCTATTTTAGCAGAATATTTTAACGATTATTTTTATGGAGAAGCAAATGAGTATATGCAGTATACTACAGTCGCTAAGCATGATTATTCGTCAGTCATACATGTGGATGGAACAAGTAGAACACAGATCGTACGTCCATCGAATAACTCCAGATTGCGACTTATACTAGAAGAATTTTACGAAAGAACAGGATGTCCTATGTTACTAAACACAAGTTTGAATATTAAAGGTCAACCAATGGTAAATACATGGGAGGACGCACTAGAATTTGAAAAGAAATACGGAGTGAAAGTATTTTGATCTATTGGAATGGATGTAGCTTTGTAAAAGGTTATGAACTCACAGAGAAGAATAGTAACTTTGTAAATAAAGTATCTGAGCATTTTAATCAAGAGTTTGTAAATGATGCTAAAGTAGGTGGATCAAATGATAGAATCTACCGAACAACGATAGAGTATTGTTTAAAAAATAAACCAGATTTAGTAGTTATTATGTGGTCTGGTATTAATCGCCAAGAGTATTTAATGCGAATGGAAAATACTTGGCGACAAATGAATTGGTCAAATTGGTACTGTAATTTAAAAACAGGACTCACAGATGTAACAAGATCAGTTCTTCATCACCACCCTGGCGTTACAGATACCGAACAAGAAGTTCTACAAGGATGGGCAAAGTTTAAAAGTGTAAAGTATAACCTAAAAACTACTTTAAATTACATGATAGGACTAAAATATTTTTTACAAGCTAAAAACATTCCTTATCTTTATTATAACTTTTCTGATGGGCAGTATAAGCCTTTCTTTAAGTTTTTAGATGAAGAATACTTCGAAGCTGCAAATATCATATGGAGTCCTACTGTTACTCTTACTAGAGAAGACTACTTAGTAGAACTTCCACATCTTACAGAAAAGATAGGAATGTATGACTTTACACTAAAACATGGATACAAGATGGGTCGAAGAGATCATCCTCTTGAAGATGCTCATCAAGCATATGGTGAGTACATAATTAAGGACATTTACGATAATGAATATGATAAAATCTTGGTTTAAGAAATTACAAGTCATGTGGTTTGAATGGAAACTAAAACGAAACTACCACGCAGACACCTATGTCTATGAGGATGAGTAAAGTTGTTCCTGAAAATTTTTGCCACATTTTCAAAAATAATTCTTGACTTTTGGTCAAGATTTCTATATAATATATAAATATTTGAGAGAGAAACAATTTGAGAGAAATTATACCACCGACAAGTTGCCCCGCATGTGACTCTGTTCTTGAGTTAGTCAATGAACAGTTGTTCTGCAGGAACTACGCTTGTCCTGAACAGTGGGATAAAAAGTTGTCTCATTTTGCTTCCACTCTAAAAATCAAAGGACTTGGTCCTGCAACTATTGAAAAGTTGCAAGTTTTGGATTATCCAGAACTGTATGAGTTATCTGTTGATGACTTAGTTGATAGAATAGGATCTGAGAAACTGGCAAGTAAATTGTTTGACGAAATACAAAAGTCTAAAAGCGTTAGCTTGCAAGAATTACTGCCAGCTTTCTCTATCAGTTTAATCGGTCAATCGGCTTCTCAAAAATTATGCGATAGTATCACATCTGTCGATGAGATATCAGAGACTACTTGTGTAGAAGCGGGCATTGGTCCGAAAGCGACTGCTAATCTATTGTCTTGGTTAGAAACAGAGTTCAAACCCAACAAATACAGAGACTCATTACCTTTCAACTGGAAAGTTAAGAAAGTAAATAAAATAGAAAAGGTTCAAGGAGTTGTCTGCATTACTGGTAAGTTGAAAAGCTATCCGACTAAGGCTCATGCAGAACAAGTTCTCAAAAATTTCGGATTTATAACTAAACCCAGTCTGACTAAAGACTGCACTCACTTAGTAAATGAGAGTGGAATTGAGTCAGCCAAAACACAGACAGCTCGGGAACGAGGTGTCATAATAATAACAAACATTAGACATTTAATAGAGGAAAACACAAATGGCATTACCTAAATGGACAGATGAAAGAACTCAACAGTTAGTGGATTTCGTTGGTAACGAATCTCCAGTTTCTCAGTCAACAGTAGCTGACGCTGCTGAAAACCTTGAAACTACTGTTAGATCAGTTTCATCAAAATTAAGAAAAATGGGATTTGATGTAGAACTTGCTTCAGCAGGTAACAGCAAATCATTCACATCAGAGCAAGAAGCAACTTTACAAGCTTTTGTAACAGACAATTCAGGCTCTTACACTTATGCAGAAATCGCTAGCAACTTTGCTGGTGGAGAGTTCTCTGCTAAGTCAATTCAAGGTAAAATTCTTTCTATGCAACTTACCGAGCATGTTAAACCAGCTCCTAAAGTTGAAACTGTAAAGACTTACACTGAATCAGAAGAATCACAATTCGTTGACATGGTTAACGGTGGTTCTTTTATCGAAGAAATTGCTGATGCCCTAGGCAAATCAGTAAATTCAATCAGAGGTAAAGCACTTTCACTTCTTAGAGCAGGTGAAATCAATGCTATACCAAAACAAAGAGATACAAAAGGAACAAGCAAGTCCGATCCACTTGCTGACTTAGATATCAGCGACATGAGTGTCGAAGAAATTGCTGACAATATCGGCAAAACTGTAAGAGGCGTTAAAACAATGTTGACCAGAAGAGGTCTTCAGTGCGCTGACTACGATGGATCAGCTCGTAAAGAGAAGTAAATTATAAACACAACTAAGCGGGGTTCGCCCCGCTTATTTTTGTTCGGGAGAGTTTTTTGACATTAGAGAGTGGATTACTAAAACAAATTATATCGCTTGGTGATTTTGACACATGGAATCATCTTAAGCAACACTACTTTCCAGAAGGAGAGTATCAAAAGCTATGGTCTATAGTAGATAAGCATGTGAACAAATACCACGAACTTCCCACCTTTGAACAACTAAAACTAGAGATACGCTCTAGGGAATTGCAAGAAAAGATCTATGCAATCGAGGCAGTCGATACAGACATCGAGCCACACATCCTTTTAGATTACCTAAAAAATCAATTTACCCAAAATGAAATACTAGCCCGTATTGAAAATTACGTGGAACAAACCATTGCAATCTCCGATGCAAAAGAGAACATTGATCTTTTGCAGGAGATTGTAGTTCAGGTTGAAGATAGAGTTGACGTAAACGACGACGCAGAAAACATGAACTACGTCGAACTCTTTGATGACGAAGAAGATCTCAAGAAACATCTTCCATTGGGTCTCAATCAAGATTATGATATCGGTTTTACATTCTCTCCCAAAGATTTGGTCGTTGTTGGCGGCTATCGAGGCGGAGGCAAATCCTTTACCTGTTGTAATATGGCAGTATCTGCCCACGAACGTGGACGCAGTGTACTCTACTTTACAATAGAAATGGATTCACGAGCCATCTTGCAACGTATGTGTGCAATGGCTACTGGAGTGCCTATCAGTAGGCTTTCGAGAAGAAAACTCTTTGATAAAGAGTGGGATCTCGTTGCTGAGTGGTGGGCAAACCGTTTTGAAAATGGAGGTATGCACTTAGCAAACTTCTCCAAGCACAGGGACTTTGACAAGTTTCACCGTGAACTCACAAGAAACAAGTTGACCTCTGGTGCACAAATAGACGTTCATTACGATCCTGGACTCACTCTCTCAAAGATCGTAAACATTGTTCGTCAGAAACGACTTCAGTTACCAGACTTAGGTCTGATAATCGTGGACTACCTCAACCAAGTTAAACGCCACAACGCTCCAAGTCGTTCAGGTCAGTATGACTGGACTGAACAGATAGAGATTTCAAAAGGTTTAAAACAGTTGGCACAAGAAGAAAAATGTTTAATCGTGTCAGCTTTCCAGACTTCCGAAAAAGGAGAAGTCAGATTCTCAAAAGGTATTCTCGATGCAGTAGATGCTGCTTACAGTATTCAGCATTGGGGAGATCAAGAACAGTGCATCAAGTTTGTATGTACTAAAATGAGAAATGGAAAAGTAGAAGGATTCACCTCGACTATGAACTGGGAATCATTAAAGATCGGACCACAAACCGCTATTGATCCCGATGAACGAGCTGAGTTAAAAGAAACAATGGAAACTGGAGAAAGCACATATGATTTATGATAGATGCAAAAGCGCACCTTATGGACATGGTTTCCTTATTTGGAGAAAGTATAGACATGATTCTATATACAGAAATACAGTTACAAGAAGCTTATAGAGAATATTGTAATAATCTACCTAGGTGGATGCCAGTTCCTGACATAGAGGAATTTAGAATAATCTTTGAAGACTATTGGAATGATGAAATATGGGAGATAAATAACAGTGGCGGATGATAGAGTAAGTAGAAAAACGGCAGAGTTAGTGCCACTACCACCACATACTTGGTATGTAAGAACTATTGGATGGTTATTGGAACAGGAAAAAGTAAAAGAAAATATTATGAATGTTCCACCAAATGAGCCTCTACGAGAAGCTCTAAAGAATGAAGGAGTACGACCTCCTTTTCTCTGTATGCCAAATTGGTACCCGATTGCAGGAAGTCAAAGACTTAGAGTACTAAGTGAATTGCCTGAGTTATGGGATCAAGAAGTAAGAGTGTGCAGATTTAATGAAGAATGGTGGCTTATGTTTTACCTTTGGGGAGACAAAGCTGAAAGAGATAGAATCGTAGCTATTTGGTTTCAAATGGCAGAACTGGTATGGAAATCTATGTATTATGAAGATGATCCTAAGTTTAAAGAATACGAGAGATTAGGAGACACACTTCCTTGGAAACATAAGCAAAATGGTTGAGATTACACAAAAAGCAACAGATTATTTAAAAGACGAATATCGTATGATTCATGCCAATAAAGATATTGGTATGATGATTGGTGAGCAAGTTATGTATTGGGTTTGGAATATTCAAGATCTAACATTTGAGTTTGCAGGCGATGTTCGCATACTAGACTTTGGATGCGGTAAAGCATATCCTTACACTAAAAGAAGAATACATAGACTTTGGGACACTACTAAAGTTATATTTTATGATATTGGAATACCAAAGTTTGAAAAGAAACCACCAGTAGGTGAGTTTAATGCAGTCGTATCCTGTGATGTGCTAGAGCATATTCCAGAAGATGAAATAGATGCAACTTTTGAGTATTGGTATGCAAATCCAAACATGAAGTTTGTGTTTGCAACTATAGCAGGTTTCCCAGCAAGAGCCACACTGAGTGATGGTAGCAATGCTCATGTAACTCTCAAACCAATAGAGTGGTGGATTGAAAAAATCAAGAAGTATCAAAATTGCAAAACAGAGCTAATGTACTTCCCCGAAAAAGGTAAGCAGTATGCAGCCCAAAGATACATACTCGAATATAGTTCTTGACATACAGTTAAAAATAGTGTATAATAATATCATATGACAGCAGAGGAATTTTTACAAGAAAAAGGCATAAGATTTACCCACAGTGGTAGAGACTGCCTTATATCATGTTTAAATCCTGAGCATGATGATAGTAACCCATCAATGCGAGTTGATCGAGTTACAGGTTTATTTAATTGTTTTCCTTGTGGTTTTAAAGGAAACATTTTTACCTACTTCGGAGCACCACAGTCTCCACTAGAAGTAAGGATTCATAGAATAAAAGAAAAAGTATTACAAATCAGATCACAAACAGTCGGTCTAACTCTCCCAAAAGAAAGACTGAAATGGCAAGGTGGTGTGTTCCGAGGAATCAGTGCTAAAACACTTGAGATTTGGGACGCTTTCACATGGGATGCTCCAAAGTTCGAAGGACGCATCATCTTTCCAATTAGAGATATAACTGGGAAAACAGTAGCACTGATAGGCAGAATGATTAATGATGTAGGACCAAACAAGTACTATATCTATCCACAAGGAGTACAAATGCCATTCTGTCCAGCGAAAGTTAAACCGATACAGAACAGAGTTATTTTGGTTGAAGGAATCTTTGATGCTCTCAACCTTTGGGACAAAGGTCTCAAGAACACAGTTTGTTGCTTCGGCACAAACCAAATGAACTGGGTTAAACTCAGTTTACTTAAATTACAAGGAGTCAGAGGACTGGACATCATGTTTGATGGCGATGATGCAGGACGCAAAGCAGCAGAGGCAACCAAAGGATTAGCAGAGAAGTTGGAAATGTCAGTGCAAATCATAACACTCAAAGATGGACAAGATCCTGGCAATATGAATCAATCAACAGTAGACAAGGTTAGAAAGAGATTATATGGGTAATAATTGGGTAAGAGAAGAAGATGATGTAATTATAGACGGAATGATTGAAGATTTATCTAACGATGAAATTGCTATACGCTTGACGGAAACATTTGGTACAGAGTACAGAGAATACCACCAAGATAAAGTCAGAGGTAGAACAGCGACACTAAGAAAACAAAATTATCGTAATATACATAGTATAAAAAGATCAACTAAAAGAAGAAAAGCAGGAGAAGTACGTAAGTGGACTGAGGAAGAAATAGAACTTCTTAAAGAACTACGTAACGAAGGCTTTACATCTCCTCAAATCTGTAAAGTATTTAATGAAACATTTACAGATACTAGATGGACTCCAAAGATGATTGAAAATTATTTAGCAAATAATAATATTTCTAAAAATACTCATCAAGCAAGCAAAGCAGATACTTGGTATGAAGATAATAAATCTAGAATACCAGAGCATATAGAATTTGTTAGATTTAATAATATTAGAAATATTGATTTTAAATGTATTGAGTGCGGGCATGAGTTTCACAGACCTAATGCAATGACAGAAAGTCCTTGTCCTGCATGTAAATATCCTGTTTCAAACTATGTTTATTTATATGATTTTCCCGAGTGGATAAAAGTCGGATTAGCAGTCAACCCAAAAAATCGTCCTACTGGCACATGGGAAAATTACGAATTAGTAAAGACATGGAAATTTCCTGATAGACCCAGTGCACAAGAGTTTGAAAAACATACTTTAACCCACTGGAGAGGAAAAGCACAAGCGAGTGTTCCTGAAATTTTTGACGGATACACAGAATGTTTACAAAAAGAATTTAAAGAAGAAATAATAAAATGGATAGATAAAGAGTATGAAAGTCGCATTAATTGAGAGTATACCAACAAGTACAGATTTTAACAAGTATCTTGACTTCGACTTTGATCGTTTTGCACTTTGCAGCGACAGTAGTAAGAAGAAGATACTAAAACGAGATGTCGATATTGAAATCAATATTGACGATTATGAATGGCTAGTCCTAGTGGGGTCAGAGCCTTTCAAACAATTTACACGCAAGTCTTCAATCACCGAATACAATGGAAAAGTAATTGACGAGAAATTTCTCGGTCTAATCAATCCTGCAATGATTCGATTTAAACCTGAAGCCAAGAAAAGTTTTGAAGAAGCCATCGAGAGTATCAATGGATATGTCTCTGGTGCGCTAAAAATAGAGAAGTTAGACAATGATAAATGTTATGGGATCACAGATCCAGAAAGTGCTAAAAAGTTTATATCAGATGCCATCAAAGCTCCTTACGACTTTGTGGCAATGGACTCAGAGACGTCCGCCCTATATCCAAGAGATGGTTATATGCTTGGTGTGTCTCTTAGCTATGAACCTGATCATGGTTGCTACATTCACGCTGACTGCATAGATAGCGAAGTAGAGAAACTTCTACAGGAGTTATTTAACACGAAGAAAGTAGTATTTCACAATGCCAAGTTTGATATTGCATGGTTTGAGTATCACTTTGGATTTAAGTTTCCTCGTTTTGAAGACACCATGCTCATGCACTATATGTTCAACGAGAATCCTGGCAATCACGGACTAAAAACTCTTGCTATGAAACACACTCCCTATGGGGACTATGAAAAAACACTTGAAGATTGGTCAGAAACTTATCGTAGACAAAATGGTATTCTAAAAGATGACTTTGATTATAGCATGATACCATTCGATGTCATGAAGGACTACGCGGCAATGGATGCCGTAGTTACGTTCCTTTTATATCAAAAAATGTCTGCAGCACTGGTCAAGAACGAAAAACTATACGGCGTCTACACAAATATTTTATTAGAAGGTTGTAGATTTTTGCTCGACATTCAAGATAACGGAGTGCCGTTTGACAAAGAAAGACTGGTTGAAGCACAGAGTATCATGTCGAAGCAGATTGATGAAGCAGTGGAAACACTACAGAAACACCCAGCTGTCCAGCAGTTTATAAAGGACAAAGGTGCTTTCAATCCCAATAGTACTTTACAGTTAAGAGAGTTGTTATTTGATTATGTAGGGCTAGCCCCAACGGGTAAGAAAACTGGCACGGGTGCAGATAGTACAGATGCGGAAGTTTTACAGACATTGGCAGAGGAGCATGAGATTCCTGGACTCATATTAGAGGTTCGTCAGAAAGTTAAGATCAAGAATACATATCTTGACAAGATTATTCCAAGTTTAGATCGTGATAGTCGGTTACGAACAAATTTCAATCTGCATGGCACGACTTCAGGGCGACTCTCCAGTAGTGGAAAACTGAACATGCAACAGTTGCCTCGTGATAATCCCACCGTGAAAGGTTGCATCAAAGCTGCCGAAGGCAGCCAGATTGTTGCAATGGACTTAACAACAGCAGAGGTTTATGTTGCTGCCGTTCTTTCACAAGATATCGGTCTGATGGAAGTGTTTCGATCAGGTGGAAACTTTCACAGTACGATTGCGAAACAAGTATTTAACCTACCCTGTGAGGTAGAGGATGTAGAGAAATTCTACAAAGAGAAAAGACAACAAGCAAAAGCTGTTACTTTCGGCATCATGTATGGTGCTGGACCAAGCAAGATCTCTTGGCAGGTTACAAAGGACAGCGGACAAGAATTTACAGTAGGAGAAGCTACAAAAGTTATTAAAGATTACTTTGCTGCTTTTCCAAGATTAAAGAAGTGGTTAGATGACAATCAAAAATTTATTTCAGCAAATGCGTTTACTTACAGTATCTTCGGAAGAAAGAGACGATTGCCAGACGCAAAGTCACAGGACAAAGGAATTGCTTCTCATGCTGTTCGGAGCGGAATCAACTTTCTCGTTCAGTCTGTTGCCTCCGATATCAATCTACTGGGCGGTATCGACATGCAAAAGTATATTCAACGAACAGGCATGAAAGCAAAGATATTTGCATTGGTTCATGACTCCATACTTGCGGAAGTACCGAATGATGAAGTCGATCATTACAAAGAAAAACTCGCAGAATACATACAAATGGATCGTGGATGTACAATCCCAGGCTGTCCAGTTGGTTGTGACTTTGAAGTAGGTGAAGATTATTCTATGGGAAAATTCACCGCATATTATGATAATACACAGTAGAAAATTAATCTTTATACACATTCCGAAATCGGGTGGAACAAGTATAAAAGAATCTCTTACAAGAGAGTGGAATCTTGATATACAGTTTGAAAAACTTAGTAATTTTCCGCCTTATATAGAGAAAGACGGATTACAGGCATGGCATTTTAATTACTGGGATGCCATAGATATTCATCCCGATTATGAATATATAACACAGGTTAGACACCCTGTGAATAGATGGGTAAGTTACTACAAGATGATACGAGAGTTTCATAAAGAGCCGTACTCTTTTGAAGAATTTACAGATAAGTTTCTTGGAGTAAGATTTACAACACAACAGTTTAAATGGGTAGGTGAGTGCGAAGTACACCGCCTTGAAGATAGAACAATATGGAAACGATTGGGTATTCCAGAAAGAAAGGACAATGTAACAACTATTTCAGTTGAAGTATCACAATACCATAGACAAAAAATAGAAGAATATTTTAAAGAGGATATGAAAAAATGGTATTAGAAGAGCTGAAAACTATATTTATACATATACCAAAGTGTGCAGGAACATCACTAGAGGATAGTCTCACAAGAAGATATCCAGCTCTTGGAAATCAACAGATGTGGAACTATAAATTAGAATTTCCAGCAGTATGGCTATATAACTATTTTGTAGATCGTACTATTTTAGTTTGTAATAAACATGCAAGAGCAGAAGATTATAGAAAAGCTGGATATGCAGGATATAGGCATGTAGCTCTAGTGAGGCATCCAGTAGCAAGATGGGAAAGCATGTTTGGATTTCTCAAATGGAGAAAACTATTAAGTACAAAAATTACATTTGATGAATGGACTGAGAACGCTATATGGGCAATGAAATACAATGAGCCAGATGGATTTATAGATAAAATAGAGTGGTGGAAATGGTTAAAACAGTTTCCAACTAATTTAGAGTATCAAGCCTTTATGTTGAAACAAGTAGATTTTATTGATAGAGGAACGAGAATCTATCGACTCGAAGATGAGAAAGGAAAAGATGGGGGTATCTGGAAAGATCTAGACTGCTACCACTATCCTTCTCGTTCTTTACAGACTCCAAAGGAGTTAAAAGTAAAAGCAAATAAATTTATAACTAAAAAGATAGAAAATTATTTTAAGGAAGACTATGAAGAATTTGGATATTGAGTGGTGGCATCACGACTGTCCTGATAGCGGACCGACTGATACACTGATAGGTCAAGACTGTAACTGGTGTGAGGCAAAAAGCCCAAGTATGTCACCAAAACAAGTCGAGTTATTAGAGAAGTGGATCTCTGATATAAGCGGGGGAATCGCATAATGTGTTATTTGATGTATCATACTGCATGTAAGAAGTGCGGAGAAGGTATGTATAGCTGCAAGTGTGAAGACGATAATGAATGGTTTGAAGTTGCAAAACAAATGAAAGAGGATATAAATGAATCTGAGCGACAGGGACACAATAGTAACAGTTAGTGGAGGCTTTGAGTGCCTTGCTGCTTTATGGTGGTCTGTAAATAAAGGTTTAAAACCTGTTGGAGTTCATTTAAAAAATAATGTTCATGGCAATACTGCAAAAGCTTCAGAGTACTGGGCTAGAAAGCAGTGTGAATATTTCAATGTGCCTCTCATAGTTGATGAAATTGAAATACCACAGAAAAATGCAATCAAGGTTGCAGTATTTCAATGGCAAAGTGCAATACTTCACTTACTTGCAGGCAACGAAAAAGTGGACTGGAAGTATATTGTATGGGGTGCAAATTCAGAGGATAGCTTTAGGCAGAGAGTTCAGCTAAGATATCCAAGTAAAATGATACAAATGTATCAAAGTGATGCAATAGATGCACACGGAATACACAAAAAAGTTTTATTGAATAGTCCAATAAACTTATTTCCATTTGAACATCTTACAAAATCAGAAATAGTAGGAATTATTGGCAGAATAGAGCCAAAAACATTAGATCTAGCTTTTTCTTGTGTAAGAGGTTATCAATTAGTAGAAGAATGGAAAATGTGTGAAAAATGTAATAAATGTGCTGAATGGCAACTTGCTAAACAAATAGCAGGTCAAGCAAAATTCAGAGTACAAGAAGGATTTGATTATGGCGCTAGTTTCGGTAGTTAAACATTGGAACGAGTTAACAAAAGATGAACTGTATAGAATTATACAGTTAAGAATTGACGGCTTTATAGTTAGAAATAAAGTCTGTTACCAAGATTTGGAGTATTATTACGATGAAAGTCAGGTATATTTTATGTGGTACGATACTGTACTGGGCATTGCTCCTCAGCTTATGGTCGGTACAAACTCCTTGTGCGACAGAAAAGTGTTCGTTGGAGACGATGGAACAGAATACAGATATCCTGCATTCCGCCGACAGGCATGGGAACGAAGCTACAAAGGTGGTTGCTCCACACGTGATCTAATATTAGGTCGAGAAGTAGCAATTAAATATTGGGGTAGTCCTAACATGATGTTAGAGATTACATATGAAGGTGGTAAACAACCATTTTTGGATTTTGGATGTAAAGAAGTAGGAACAAATGTAGATCCTGCTGGTAGAGTGAACTGGGTGTTCGTATATGAAGAAAAAAATTTTAAAAATAAAATCGCCTCTGAATTTAGACAAGTATCTAGCAATAGCTAAGATCAATCAATACAAGGCGCATCAGTATTTTCATAAAGACGGAGAACTGATAAATGGATATAAGTATTTTCACTGGATGGAGCCAGAACTAAGAGATTTTGTACATGATCTAGGACTAGAAAATTTTCAATGGTCATGGAGATTTGTTTATATAGCTCCTAATACAGAATTACCAATACATAGTGATAAAGGTACTCGATGTGCAGTAAACTTTGTTTTAACAGGTAAATACCCAATACAGTGGGTAATTGATGAAGGTACACGAGAATTAAATATGTATGAAACTGCAATTCTCGATGTAACTCAACCACATTTTGTACAGACAGGATGGAATGAAAGAATACTACTAAAGCTGTCTTTTTTAGACGCAGGATTTGAAGAGGTATGTGAAGCATGGTACAATTTCCAATCTTTGCAATCCACACAGCTGATGTCGACACTATAGACGGCATCACTTGGATAGAGGATCAAGTACTAGACGATAAAAATATGAGTGGAGAAACACTAGGACTTCGTCGTTTACAAACTCCAATGAAAAGTATTTATCCACTTAAAATAATGCTAGAAGATGAAGTAGCACTAATGAAGCACCATGGCAAGCATTATATAGATAATTATGGTAAAGTCTTCACCTATGTAAAGACTAAAAATGTAAGATTAACTTACTTAAGAATTGCTAGAGTAGTACCAAAAGATATCTGCTCTATAGTGTGGGTAAAGGATGTACCTTTCCCATTTGAAGAAAAAAGACCTTTGCCACGAGAGGCAAAGTGGGCAGGAGTATTATATAAAAGTGGTATTCCTTGGAAAATTTACGAATATACAACAGAAAAGAAAAAGGATACATACAGAAAGTGTTAATACTAATAAACATAGACGTAACAGGACTATGTAACGAAACATGTAATTATTGTCCTCGTAGTCATGGGTATCCTAATACAAAAGACTATATGTCTGTTGAGTTATTTCAAAAGTTTGTAAATGATGTAAACGCAGAAGGATTTACTGGACATATTTGTTGGTCTGGTAGAGGAGAAAATAGTTTACATCCAAAGTTTGAAGAAATGGTGAAAATATTACATCATTCAAATAGAAAATATAAAACTCGTATTCTAACAAATGGGTACAAGTTAAAGCAGCGTAAGTGGTTATTCAAAAGATTTGATAATGTAATTATGAATACCTATACGCATAGAGGTGATTTTCAATGGCGCAAAGAGTATTTTACTCATACAATGGCTGGACATCCAGTGCAACACCGCTTTTGGGATCAAAGTGTAAAACCAGAGGAGTGGGCAGTCACTCCAATACAGGTTCAAAATAGAATAGAAGTTTACAAAGGAATTATTGCTACAGATAATCCAGCGATAAACCTGCCATGTAGCCTACCAGCTACAAAAGCATGGATACACTGGGATGGTACAATTCAGTTATGTTGTAATGACTGGACTGATACAAATATATTCGGCAACATTAAAGATGATAATATTTTTGAGGTTTGGCGTACACATCCTAAACTACGAGAAATGAGAGAAAATCTAATGAAAGGAAATAGATCTCTATATAACGTATGCTCACGATGCAACAAAAAACATTCTAAACTTGAACATCATAGATGGAGAATAATAAATGAAAATAATCAGTTATTACACACCTAATTACGCAGGTGTAGCAAATAGGCTCAAACAATCATTAGAAAAATTTGGGCAAGATTACTATATGGAACATATAGACGATCAAGGCAGTTGGGAAGAAAACTGCGGATATAAACCTAAGTTTATCTTAGAGTGTATGGAAAAGTTTGATGAAGATTTATTTTGGTTGGATGCAGATGCTGAACTTCTTAGAAAACCTACTTGGAAAGAGTTTGAAGATGATAAGAAAATAGGTGCACATGCTCATTTTCACAAACAAATGCAGAAATGGGAATTACTTAGTGGTAGTCTGTATCTACCGAATACTGAAATAAATAGAATGATTATTAAAGGATGGCACAATCATCAGAAAAATAATCCAATGGCGTGGGATCAACGAACACTCTCTGAAATACTTAATTCTATACCAGATAGCGAAAATAACTGGTTTGTAATGGATAATAAATGGTGTTTTATAAAAGGAATTATGGAATGTAATGATCCTATCATGTATCACTATCAGGAATCAAGAAATAAAACATAATGTGCGGATTTGTAGGAACAACTAGACATCATTTAGCTAAGCCAATGTTGGAAAAGCAGGAATTTCGTGGTCCAGACGGAATGTGGTTTTGGAAAAATGAACACCTTGCTTTAGGACATGCTTTGCTAGATATAAATGGTGAAGCACAAATACAACCTTTTCATATGTCAAATGGAGACAAATTAGTTTTCAATGGAGAAATGTATAATAGTCCATATGCAAATGATACAAAATTTTTAGCAAGTGGACTAATGAAATATGGCTATGACTTTCTGCGTTTAAATGACTGGCATGGATCTATAGCATGGTATAAAATAAAAGAAGCAAAAGTTGTCCTTATACGAGATCATTTTGGAAGTAAACCATTATGGTATAAACATGAAGGCAAAACTTTTGAATTTGCAACTTCACTAAGAAGTTTCGAAAAGAAAGAGTTTATTGATTATTATAATCATTTTATAGTATCTTTTCAATGGATGGGAGAATTTTCACCATATAAACTAATTGATAAAGTAGCTGCTGGACAGATTATAGAGTATGACTTTAACAAAAATCGAGTAACAAAACGAAGTTTGTGGGATGGATTTATTGTAGGAAGTAGAGGTTTTGAAACAAATATATTTAGAGGTATGCTTATTGACTCTATTGTTAAGACTGCTCGCACAAAACAAAAAGTAGGATTATTTCTTAGTGGTGGTTTTGATAGTACAATGGTACTAAGTATTGCTAGAAAATTAGATATAGACTTAAATGTCTATACAATAAATTATGAGAAAGCACCAGGAAATCACTGGAGTCATAATTCTTTTTATGAAGAAAGTGAGCTTGCAAGAAAAACTTGTGAAGAATGGAATATACCTCTTAAGGTAGTAGAATTAAAAAGAGACGAAAGAGTTCACCTAAGTAGATTATGGTTAAATAAAACTCATTTTCCTTGGGGAGATATGAATAGAGTAGCTCCTCGTTATTTACTTGCTAGAGCCGCTGCAGAAGATAATTGTAAAGTTATTTTAACAGGTGATGGGGGCGATGAATTATTTAGTGGATACAATCATCATAATAAAAGATTTCAAGAAGGATATAATGAAGAATCTATGAAAAGAATGAGAGAACAAAATCCATGGTTTCCTAGTGCAGCATTTAGTCATGATGTGAAAAATAATGGACTATTTATAGACCTTCTTACTACTTGTGAACAAAATGTATTAGCAGCAGATCAAACTATCGGAATGTTCGGTATGGAATCTAGACCTTGCTTACTTACACAGAATTTTGCTAAGTTTACATTATCTATAGCAAGTAATATCAAGTTTAAACAGTGGAAAGATTTTCGTGCTGGAACAACAAAATGGTTAATGAGGCATGTTATGCGGGATTATCTACCTAAGCATATCACTCAGAGAAAAATGAAAATGGGGTGGTCAAGTCCGTGGGATAATAACCATCCAGAAGTGCAAACCGATTGGTTAGCACAAGATATAGAATTTTTAAAAGCGATTATAAAGTGAAGGCAGTAATAAGTAATCGTATATACATGAATTGTGATAATCTCCTATTATCCAAAATACAGGAGGAGTTGACTTATACAATTCCTCCTCGTATGCCTTCTGATCCGCCTCAGATCATACATACTTGGAGATTTATTAAAGATGGGTTGGTGAGTATACCTATCGGAAGAATGGATTTAATCCCAGATGATTACGAAATAGTCGATAAACGAAATAATATTGAAATTGACTTTCCTGACTTTAAGTTTGATTTACGACCAAGTCAGAAGATGGTTTATGACGAGATACAAGATAACGCAATAATTAACGCATGGGTAAGCTGGGGTAAGACTTTTACAGGTTTAGCTATCGCAGGAAAACTAAAACAAAAGACACTCATAGTTACTCATACTACCACATTAAGAAATCAGTGGGAAAAAGAAGTAAAAAAAGTCTATGGATTTACGCCTGGCAGGATAGGTAGTGGAGTATTCAATATTGATAGTCCTATCGTTGTTGGGAATATACAATCTTTATACAGAAAAATACTCGATATAAAGAAAGAGTTTGGGACAGTTATACTTGATGAAATGCATCACGTTAGCAGTCCAACATTTACAAGAATTATAGATGAATTACCATGTAAGTACAAGATTGGACTTACTGGAACACTAGAAAGAAAAGATGGACGACACGTTGTATTTCGTGATTATTTCAGTAGTAATGTAATGAAACCACCGAAAGAGAATTACATGACACCTGTTATACACGTAGTCAGATCCGATGTTCGATTTCTAGATGGTGCATTTACTCCGTGGGCAGAAAGAATTAATCATCTAGCCTACAATGAAGAATATGTAAATAGCATTGCAATAATAGCGGCGAAGTATGCTGCAGAAGGACACAAAGTTTTAGTTGTCTCTGACAGAGTTGCTTTTCTAAAAGCAGCACAAAAGCTAGTCGGAGATAACGCAGTTCACATTACTGGTGAGATGGAACACCAAGATCGTGAACAAACTATGAAGTTAATGGAAACTTCAAAAAACATTTTATTTGGCACTCAGTCAATATTCTCAGAAGGTATTTCTTTGAATTGCTTGAGTTGTCTAATACTAGGAACTCCTATCAATAATGAGCCACTATTGACTCAGCTTATTGGTAGGGTTATTCGAGAAGAAGAAGGAAAGCAGACCCCAGTGGTCGTTGACATTCATCTTCGAGGAAAAACTGCTGCAAGGCAGGCAAGTGCCCGTATGGGTTATTATATTAAACAAGGATATAAGGTGAAAACAATATGACACAAAAGCAAATTCAATTAAATCTCGAAGAAATGAGAAAGATGAAAGTATTTGTAGGAACTCCTATGTATGGTGGTATGTGCCACGGTATGTATACTAAGTCCCTAATGGACACAGTTGCATTAGGTATGCAATATGGAGTACCAATTCAGATATATTATCTATTCAATGAGAGTTTGATTACTCGAGCAAGAAATTATGTTGTTGCAAATTTTCTGAAATCAGATGCTACTCACCTCTTGTTTATTGATAGTGATATATCTTGGAAAGCACTTGATCTTATGTATATGCTACATGTAGCTACAGAAAGACCTGATATCGAAATACTTACTGCTCTTTACCCAAAGAAAACTATAGCATGGGAGAAAGTTCTCCTAGGTGCTAAGTCTGGTAAGTATGATGACGATCCTCGAGGTCTAGAAAAGCTAGCAGGAGATATGGTATTTAACCCAGACCCTAACGCATACCCCGACGGGAGAGCACCAATCTTTGAACCTGTAAAGATTAAAGAAGCAGGTACAGGATTTATGCTTATACATAGAAATGTTTTCACCAAGTATGCAGAAGCTTACCCTGAATATTTATACACACCAGATCACTTAAGAGAAGGTGAGTTTGAAAGAGGAGAAAAAATAATGGCATACTTTGATTGCATTATCAATGAACAGAACAGATATCTTTCCGAAGATTACATGTTCTGTCAAAACTGTACAAAGATTGGCATAGATATTTGGACTCTACCTCATATTGAATTGATGCACACAGGTAGTTATGTGTTCCAAGGCAACTTGATAAACATGGCACAACTTGACATTCATCCAACAATACAGCCTGAGTACTCTGATAAATTAGCTCAGAAGGCTGCAGAAAAGGCAGAGAAAAATAATTCTTGACAACAACTTAAAATCTTGTTATAATATATGATATTTTACGACTGGGACAAAATACTAAAAGTAAGCAACGGTAAGGTTTGTGACATACTCACGATACTTCGCATTGTAACTTACAAATTGTACCCTAAGAACTATGCTGATAAGACTTTCAAGTTTTACCAGCACAAGTATGGTGGTAACTCTTTTCTGCTTAATGCAGAGGAGTTGCTTACCACTGGTCGAACATATAGTGATAAAGAGGTTGCAGAGTATGCAGGTGTCGCTTCTTATCGCAACTATTATCATTATAGACAAACTGGAGACACCACACTAGACCTCAGGCACTTACCAGTGAATGAGAACATAATAACTAATAATAGACTGCTCAACATAGAGAATAACAAAATTTACTTTATGTTTGAGGAGACACACAAGGAGAAATAAATGGCAATATCATTCGGGCAGACCAAAGGTTCTGCACAGAAAGAAAAAATCGAAACATATAATTACGGTTCCAAAGAGAATCACACAGTAAGATTAGTAGGTGATCTACTTCCTAGATATATCTACTGGATCAAAGGTGAAAACGGCAAAAATATTCCTATGGAATGTTTATCTTTTGACAGAAAGACTGAAACTTTCAACAACAAAGAGCCAGATCACGTCAAAACTTTCTACCCAGACTTAAAATGCGGATGGGCATACGCTGTCCAGTGTATCGATTTGTCTGATGGAACATTAAAAGTTCTTAACTTAAAAAGAAAGTTATTTGATCAAATCTTAGTCGCCATGGAAGACTTAGGCGATCCAACAAATCCTGAAACAGGATGGGACATTGTTTTCCAAAGAAAGAAAACTGGACCACAGGTATTCAATGTTGAATACAATCTTCAAGTGCTTAAGTGCAAACCAAGAGCATTAACTGAAGAAGAAGTGGCTCTAACTGCTGGACTTAAGTCTATGGATGATGTTCTTCCTAGACCTACAGCAGATGCTCAAATGGAGCTTCTTAAGAGACTACAGGGCGGCGGATCTGTAGATGAGGATATTTCTGACGAGTTCGATATAGAATGATCCTATTTACCGCAGATTGGCATATCAAGTTAGGTCAAAAGAATGTACCTGTTAGTTGGGCTTGTGCTCGCTATCAAATGTTCTTTGACCAACTAGTTGCCTTAGAAAATAAATTCGATTTGCACATCATTGGTGGGGACTTGTTTGATCGAGTCCCATCAATGGATGAGCTTACTCTTTACTTCGATTTTGTAAAGAGAGTGGGAAAGAGAACTATCATTTATGATGGTAATCACGAAGCCACTAAGAAAAATAAAACTTTCTTCTCAAATTTAAAAAGAGTTACTAGTGAACTAAATCCACTTGTCGCAGTAGTGGATGAAGCTGTGGGAGACTTTAGTAACTGGGGCTACCTTCCTTCTGAAGAATTGCATGAAAGTGCAGGAGACTTTAAATGGGGTATTCTTCCTTATGCGGGCTTGCATAAAAAAGATGCGATTGAGAAAATGAATTGCGAAGTTTTATTTACACATGTAAGAGGAGAAATCCCACCACATGTTACACCAGAAGTAGACTTAGAAAGATTTGATAAGTTTAAGTTGGTTTTTGCAGGAGATCTACATGCTCACGAGAATACTCAAAGAAATATTGTGTATCCTGGCTCACCAATGACAACTTCTTTTCATAGAAATAAAGTCAAAACTGGTTATTTATTAATTGATGATGATGACTGGAGTTGGACTTGGCACGAGTTTCACCTTCCCCAACTAATTCGTAAAACAGTTGATGATCCTGACCTTATGGTACAAACAGATTACGATCATACTATATATGAATTAGAAGGAGATGTCGCAGACCTATCCAAAGTAAAGAACTCCGAACTGCTTGATAAAAAAGTTGTAAAACGAGAAGTTGAAGCAACTCTTAATCTTAGCAGTGAAATGTCAATTAGTGATGAATTGTATGTGTATCTACAACAGATACTCAAACTTGATGATGAAAAAACTAAAAAAATAATGGGAGTCTTTAATGATTATTCTACAGAAGTTAGCGTGGGATAACTGCTTTTCCTATGGGAAAGGCAACGAGATAGATTTTACTAAGTCTACTCTCACTCAATTAGTTGGAACAAACGGTGTAGGAAAGAGTTCAATACCTCTTATCCTCGAAGAAATTTTATTCAATAAGAATAGTAAAAATGTTAAAAAAGCAGACATTGCAAACCGTTATATTAATAATGGTTACACTATTACTCTTTGGTTTACAGTTGACAGCGACGAATACTGTATCGCAGTTGATCGAAAGTCAACTCTTAAATGTAAGCTAACAAAGAATGGTGAAGATATAAGTTCTCATACAGCGTCAAATACTTATAAGACGCTAGGGGATATCTTGGGCATTGACTTTAAGACATTTACTCAGTTAGTGTATCAAAATACTAACGCATCGTTGCAGTTTCTTACAGCAACCGATACTAACCGTAAAAAGTTCCTAATTGATTTACTAAAACTTGACGACTATGTTCTGTTCTTTGAGACATTTAAAGAGGCAGTACGTGTTACTTCTCTTGACATTGCCAAGTTAGACGCAAAAAGTCAAACCTTAGTAAAATGGTTAAATGATAATAAATTGGAAAATACAGATGTCCTACCCATGTTGGAGCTACCATCTGGGTCGGAAGAGGATCAGAAAACTTTAAGTATTTTACAGGCGGAATTTGAAAATATTTCAAATACGAATAAAAAAATAAATACTAATAATTCTCTGAAAGAGCAGTTAAAATCAATAGACATTGATAAGATGAAAAAAGCTATTGAGCTTTATCCTACAGAAGTAGACACTTCTCCTTTAAGTTCTGAATTGGGAGAAACTAGATATCAACTTTCTGAAAATCAGAGAAAGTTACAAGAGTGGACAGACATTGGAGAAACTCCTCAGTGTCCAACTTGTAGACAAGATATCAATATGGAACTTGTTGGTGAAAAATGTGACTTCTATGTAATAGAGGTAGGCAAAATTGCTGGAAAGTTAGACAAACTAAAAGAAAAGCTAGAGGAACAAGATTATGCAAATAAGGTACATAGGACGGCAGCCAAAAGGATACAAGAGTGGGAAAGTCTCTTCAGGAGCATTGACACTCAACTCCCAACTACAGTCATCAATAAAGACGACTTGGAAGGACAGATTCAAGAGCTTCGCTCAAAGATTGCCGCTGTTAGGTCGAGTATTCAAGAGGTAAGTGATGAAAACAACAGACGGACTTCTCACAATACACGACTTAGTATCATACAAGAGCAAACAGCGAGCTTTGAGACAGAGTTGGAAGAAATTACTGACGGACTCAGCAAATGTGAAGATGTACTATCAACACTTGAAATTCTTAAAAAGGCTTTTAGTACTAATGGACTTCTCGCATACAAAATTGAAAGTCTAGTTAAAGAATTAGAATCTTTAACAAACGACTATCTTGCAGAGTTGAGTGATGGTAGATTTGCGATCAACTTTGTAGTAGAGAATGATAAATTGAATGTAGAAGTATCAGATAATGGTAAAATTATTGACATACTTGCACTCAGTAGTGGTGAATTAGCTAGAGTAAATATTGCTACGCTAGTTGCCATAAGGAAATTGATGAGTTCAATTTCTCGTTCTCAAATAAACGTTCTTTTCCTAGACGAAGTAAATCAAGCACTTGATGAAACTGGAAAAGAAAAGGTGGTAGAGGTATTATTAAAAGAGGACAGTCTGAATACTTATATGGTATCTCATGGCTGGACTCATCCTCTGCTAGAAAAAATAGAAATAATAAAAGAGGATAACATAAGTAGATTAGATGCCGAATAATAGAAGCAGAAGAAAAGGTAACGCTTTCGAAAAAAACGTTAAGAAAATTCTCGATGCGGCAACTGGGTTAGACTTTGAGTTTACACCTGGCAGTGGCTCAGGAAAAATAAAAGGAGATTTATATCTCGAACATAAAGTAAATGTGTATTGTATAGAGTGCAAACACTATAAAAGCATTGACTTTAATGAAAAAATGTTCACACAAAAAAGTAATACTTTTGTAAAGTGGTGGACTAAATTAGTAGAGCAGGCAGCGGGTATGAATTTAAACCCACTGCTAATTTTTAAACAAAACCATGGACAGATCTTTGTAGCAACACACAAAGTTCCAGTCAACTGTGATTATATGTATATAAGTTGGTTGGATTGCTATGTTACATTTTTACACAAGTGGTTAGAATATAAGGAGCTAGTGTTCGACAATGGCGATATCGTTTACCAACCATGGGAAACCGATTCCGAACGGCAACCTCTTAATAGTTGACGGTCTAAACCTAGCGTTTAGATGGAAACATCAAGGCAACCTCGACTTCGAGCATGATTATGTAAGAACAGTTAAGTCTCTTGCAAAATCTTATGATTGCGGAGAAGTCGTGGTATTAGGTGACGGTGGTAGCACCTATCGGAAAGAACTCTACCCCGAATATAAACAAAACAGAAAAGATAGATACGCAGAACAAACTCCTGAAGAAGAAGCAGAGTTTCTTGAGTTCTTACAAGAGTTTGGTGTAACTATGAATAAGTGTAAGTATGAAGGCTTCCTAACTCTTAAATATCAAGGAGTTGAAGCTGATGATATAGCAGCACTTATATGTCAGAATAGAGAAAATCTAGGTATAGAAAATATTTGGCTAATCTCTTCTGATAAAGACTGGGATTTACTAGTCGATGAGAACATATCACGGTTCTCAACCGTAACAAGAAAAGAAACAACAGTACACAACTGGGATGAACATTATGACTTTGATCCTTCGTATTATTTGACTTTCAAATGTCTTACAGGAGATAAAGGAGATAATGTACCAGGTGTAGCAGGAATTGGTCCTAAGCGTGCTACTCAAATGATTGAGCAGTATGGTGATATTTTTGATATCATGGCAAGTCTACCTATTGATGGTAGGTACAAGTACATACAGAACTTAAATGAGTTTGGAAGTGATGCACTTGAACTTAATATCAAGTTAATGGACTTATCATTTGATACTGAAAAAGCAGTACTAGGACATGGACAAGAAATTATAGGATTGGTGGAAAATTATGTCAGTGAAGATAGACTATAGCAGAGATAAACTCTTTGACGAGTTTGCTCTAAATACTTTAAAAGATCGTTATATGGTGCCAGGTGAGACTTCTCCACAGGAAGCTCTTGCTCGTGCTGCTGAAGCTTTTGGCGATAATGATGCACATGCACAAAGATTATACGACTATGCAAGTAAACATTGGTTTATGTTTGCTACTCCTGTACTATCAAATGGTGGTACAAAGAGAGGTTTACCAATCAGTTGCTTTTTGAATTACGTAGATGATAGCCGTGAAGGAATTACAGATCACTTTACTGAAAATGCTTTTTTAAGTTCATTCGGTGGTGGTATCGGTGGATATTGGGGCGAAGTCCGTTCTGTTGGAACGAAAACTTCAAAAGGCTCAGAGTCCACTGGTGTGATTCCTTTTATGAGAGTTGTCGATGCTGAGATGCTTGCTTTTTCTCAAGGAATTACTCGTAGAGGAAGCTATGCAGGCTACATCGATATAAGTCACCCTGAAATAGAGGAATTTCTAGATGTTCGAAAACCTACTGGTGGTGACGTTAATCGTAAGTGTATTAATCTGCATCATGGGGTTGTCGTATCAGATCGCTTTATGGAGCTCATTCACAGTGCTACAAAGTATAGTGGTTTCGACGATAGCTGGCAGCTTGTGGATCCGCACAGCGGTGAGGTAAAGAAAACTGTCAGTGCTAGAGCATTATGGGTAAAGATTCTTCAAAACCGTATGGAAACAGGAGAGCCTTATCTTATGTTTGGTGATGCTGTGAACAGTGAGTTGCCTGACTTTCAGAAAAGACTTGGATTAAGCGTTCACCAAAGTAATCTTTGTTCTGAGATTACTTTAGCAACAAATGATGAAAGAACAGCAGTATGTTGTCTATCAAGTGTAAACTTGGAATATTTTGATGAATGGAAAAAGGAACCAGCGTTCATTCCAGATCTAGTCAGAATGTTAGATAATGTGCTAGAATATTTTATAAAACATGCGCCAGAACAATTACACAAAGCAGTATTTTCTGCTTATCGTGAAAGAAGTATTGGTCTTGGTGCAATGGGATTTCATGCTTATTTACAGAAAAATTCTATACCATTTGACAATCCAATGGCAACTGGTGTAAATCTTCAGATGTTTGAATTAATTAAATCAAAAGCAAGTGAAGAAACTAGAAGATTGGCTGTAGAAAGAGGAGCATGTCCCGACGATGATACTTGTACTGTTAGAAATGCACACTTGCTAGCAATAGCACCAAATGCATCTAGTAGTATTATTTGTGGAAACACAAGTCCAAGTATTGAGCCTTTCCGTGCTAATGCTTACACTCAGAAAACAAAGAGTGGAAGTAATCTTGTAAAGAATAAATTCTTAAAGCAAGTCCTAGCGGGGTATGGACAGGACACAGACGAAACTTGGGCAAGTATCGTTGGAAACAAAGGAAGTGTGCAACATCTTGACTTCTTGAACGACTGGGAGAGAGACGTGTTCAAGACAGCTGTTGAGATAAATCAAGCGTGGGTTGTCGAGCATGCTTCAATGAGACAACCATTTATCTGTCAATCGCAGAGTGTGAATCTATTTTTTCCACCTGACGTAAACAAGGCAGATCTACACAACGTCCACATGCTTGCGTGGGCGAAGAATCTTAAAACGCTTTATTACCTACGAAGTGAAGCAATATCTCGAGCAGATAATGTTACTTCACAGGCAAAGCGAGAAATAATCTTTGAACAATCAGATTGTTTAAGTTGCGAAGGATAAATATGTTATTAGAAGAAAGAAACTATTACAAACCTTTTAACTATCCGTGGGCGTTTGATGCTTATAAAAAACAGCAGCAAATGCACTGGATGCCTGATGAAGTTACACTAAGTGATGATATTAGGGACTATAACGAAAAACTTACGCCTGAAAATAGAGAATTGTTAGATAACATTTTTCGATTTTTCACGCAGGCAGACGTTGATGTATGTTGTGGATATGCAAAGCACTATCTTCCAACATTCAAACAACCAGAAATCCGAATGATGCTTGCATCTTTTGCTGCCATGGAGGCAGTACATCAAGAAGCATATTCATTGTTGCTGGAAACTCTTGGAAAATCCGAAGGAATTTATCAAGAGTTTATGGATATACAAGCGATGGTAGAGAAACATGAGTACTTGTCTGACTTTAGTATGAAAACTAAACATGATATTGCAAAGACACTAGCAGTATACAGTGGTTTTACAGAAGGAGTTCAGCTTTTCTCTTCTTTCGCAATTTTACTTAACTTTCCAAGGCATAATCTTATGAAAGGTATGGGACAGATTGTTACATGGTCAATTCGTGATGAAACGCTTCATGTTGAGAACGTGTCTAAATTATTCCGAACTTTCATAGCAGAAAATCCCGAGTTGTGGACTGATAAGTTAAAATACGAAATTTACTGCGCTGCAGAGCGAGTAGTTGAGTTGGAAGACGAATTTATTGATGTTTGTTTTGCAAAAGCTCAAATACCCGATCTTACTGCAAAAGAAGTAAAAGAGTATATACGATATATTGCAGACAGACGCTTATTGGGTTTAGGTCTAAAAGCAATATTTCATAGTACAACTAATCCACTACCTTGGGTAGATATGCAAGTAAATGCAGTTGAGCATACCAACTTTTTTGAAAATCGTGCTACCGAGTATGCAAAGAGTAGTACACAAGGCAACTGGCAGGATATTTTTAAATGACAACAATTAGTATAGACGGCGTCGAATATGATGTCGAAGGCATGACTAAAGAACAACGCTTGTTAGTAAATGCGATTGGGTATTGTGATAAAAGAAAAACAGAACTCGATCACGAATTGGCAGCGATACAAACTGCTAGACAAGCATATGTTAATGACTTAGGAGCACAATTAAAAGGAGAAGAATGAAAATCTTTATAGGATATGATAGTGAACACCCCGAAGCATACGAAGTATGTAAGGCAAGTATTTTAAAACATAATCCTTTACATGAGATACATCCTTTAATTAATAAGAAATTGAGAAAGAAAGGACTCTATGACAGACCAAAACACTTAATGGAAAGTACAGAGTTCTCCTTTACTCGATTTCTAGTTCCTTTGTTATGTAACTACACAGGGCGCGCACTCTATTGTGATGGAGATTTTCTTTGGAGATGTGATCCTCAAGAACTTACACATCATATGAATGATGAAGATGTTGCAGTAGTAAAACATCCAAAGTTTAGTATAAAAACTAAAAAGATGAAAAATAAAGGAAATGCAGATTACGATATGAAATATTGGAGTAGTTTGATGTTCTTTGATTGTGCAAAATGTGATAGTTTAACAAAGTGGTATGTGAGTAATGCTCATGCTGCACACTTACATGGCTTTTCATGGGCTAGTAAGATAGGCAGCATCCCAGCAAGTTTTAATGCACTTGTTGGATATTACGACTTTGGTAAAAAATATACAAAAGCCGTCCACTTTACAGATGGCGGACCGTGGCTAGAAGGCTACGAAAACGTGGAGTTTGCAGACGAATGGTTTCAGATAAAATCAGAAATAAGTCAGTAATTCTAGTAGGAAACTCTGTCGAGTTATTAGAGTATGAATATGGAGACTATATAGAATCCTTTGATATAATAGTAAGATTCGGCAGAGGTATTCCTCGCCCAGATATTTATAAATCAGTTGGAAAACGAACTGATATCTGGATTACTGGATTTTTGAGAGCAAACTTTCATCCACACTTTCCTACCGCACTGAAACTTCTTAATCGGTGCAGAATACACTTAAATAAAAAACCTACTCGAGAAATAGTTTTCGATCACGAAGTAATGTACTCAGATGATGAGTTAATGCTTATATTTGAAGAATTTGGTTGTAAAAACGGAGATGCAAATGCGTTGCGACCAAGTGCTGGTTATATGGGTGTTCATTATTTTGTGAATAAAATGAACATGTGGAAAAACTTAAATCTAATAGGTTTCGACTTTTTTCAAAAGAAACTTCCATGGAAACTAGGACAGGACTATCCTTCAAGTTGGCATTTACCAGAGAATACAATACAGAGAAGTCCACATGCAAAAGATAAAGAACGAGAAATCGTTAGTCAGTGGAACGAGAAAGGAATACTAAATTGGAAAATACTTTCTGATTTGAAAGAAGAATTAATAGACTTTTCCTAGAATATAACCTGCTTGAAGTATTTTTCGTGTAGCTTGCTTTTGCTTTTCAGCTTTTAACAAGATTCTTTCATTTACTCTAGCGTTTCTAAGATTTACAGGGATTCTGTCTATTAAATTTGCATATAGATCAAAAGGAACTGCTAATGCTACTCCCATAGGACAGTCAGCATATTCAGCAACTAAATATTTATGATCGCAACTAATAGAAAATGCTTTTCTCATTGCAATATTATGATTAAGAGTATCTGCTGTACCGATAGAATCAACTTTGATAAGATAATCTACCTTCATACTTGCATACAAAGGCATATGTCCAAATTTATAAGTTTTTAATGCGTTAAAAAATACATTATTTCTTGCACCATTAATATAGGCATCAAGTCTGTGTTCTAATCCAATAACTGCAGGAGCTCTGCCGTCTTCAAAGAATAATTCATGATCTCCTATCTTATCTAGTTCATCCCAATTAAATAGCATAAAATTAGTATCTAAATCATTTTTCTCATGTGAAACTCCAAGTATATTGTAATAATTTCTATACATTGGATGCTCTATATACTGCCATCTTTTAGGAGCCATAACAACACCTTTTTGCCAGTCTGCTGGTGGTAATTGTCCTACCCAGTCTCTAAGAAATATTCTATTGTCTCCGAACATTAAAACTCTTTTATTGAGTTTACCATTCTTACTTCCTTCGCCTCTATACCATCTTCTTATAAGAAGTAAAAATTTTGCTTGCCAGTTACCATTAGCTACCTTTGAAGGTATTTGATAGCATTTATAATTTTTGAAATTTCTGTCAATCCATTCAACAACTTCTTTGTCCCATTGATCTTCATGAAACCCAACATGTAGGCGAAAGCTATCCCCATCCCAATCTAACATGGATGCGAGTGTGAACATTCCGTACACTGGTTTGTATCTATAAATTACTTCTATCATTTTGCCATCTTATATTCCCAGAAGGAGTGTAGGTATCTATCCATACGTTCTTCTGCATCGTTATCAAAGTTAAAAATTATACCTGAGTGTTTTGCACTAAGGAGTTTACATAGTGCTGTATATGCACCTTGTTGTGAACACTGATTTGATATAGCGTAGTAAAAACTTTCGTAAGTAAGTAGATTTTTTTCTCTTACATCTTTCGGTGTACTTACTAAGCGTAGTTTTTTACCTAGTAAAATTGCTATCAAACCCATTTCACTATTTGGTGCACAAGCTACTTCTTTTGCGTTCATAAGAAGTTCAAATCCACCTGACTTTTTATTCAAGATTTTATCTGCTCCAAGTTTCTTTCTTAGCAGTGCCATCCAAATGTGTGCTGTTATTGGATGCGGTTTTACCATAAATCCATCTGCTACTGCCTGTCGCATTTTATTCCAGTCTAAAGTATTTTTATACATTAGATTACTGCCAGGCGGGAATATTACTTTATCATAA